CCCCTGAAATGAAAACAGCCGCCCGGTTGTGTTCGGGCGGCTGCCGTAATGCCTCGCGACGACTAGAACCGCCTAGAAGGGGGGGATTTCGTCGTCGAGGACGAGGCTACCGCAACCCCGCTCGCACCGGGGGTCTTTGCACCATTTCCCGGTGATGGCGCAGTCGCGCCCTTGGTAGGGTTTGCGGCACGCTGACCCGTAGCCTTGGCCGGCTCGGCGGCAGGCGGCGGCAGTTCGGCTCCGCCATCCATATCGAGCGTGTTGGCCTCCGTCCAGCCAACCAACTCGAACTTCGGCACGTAGGTTTTGCCATACTCACGGTGCATGTAAAAATCATTCTGGAGTTCGACAATCGGGATCATGCCGGGCCGCTGCCGGCGCTCCTGGCCGTAGGCTTTGCATAACTGCCCGATGGCGTTGAGCCCGCCCTTGCTGTTGGTCGAGTAGAGGTAGAGGTTTCCCTCGGCATCGATTAACTGCAGCTGATTGGTGAACACCCACGGGTCACGAGGCTTGGCGTCGGTGCCGACCTCCCACATGCCGGGATCGGGATCGCCGAGGCTGTTGCGCATCGGGACCGGTTTCTGATCGCTCAGCAATTCGAGCAGATCGTCGGTGATCTCCTTATTCCACCAGCGCCGCCAACCGATCTTCAGCCCCTCCATATTGCAGGCGAGGCGGGTGCCGAGGTCGAGCGATGCTCCGTCCTGGCCGTACAAAAATTCCCCATTTTTGAAAGTGAGGAAGGAACCCTCCTGCGTGACCGTCTTGGCTGCGTAGGCGAGATAAGGGTCGGACGTGTCGATAGGTGCGATTGCGTTTGTCATTTCTGTTCCTGTCTACTTTACGGTTAAACGCTCCCCCGCATCGCCTTGTTTGCGATAGGGGTCGAGATCGAAGCCGTCCGCTTCGATTGCTTTGAGGTCAACCGTTTGCCGGCCCTTGACCGGCGACCAATCGATTGACCATCCATCACCGTGAACCCGGCGCACGCCATTGGTGCGCAACAGGTCTTTGATCTCCTGACGAACTTTAGCGAGCGCCTCTTCACACTGGCCAACGTCTTTGGCCCAATCGCGCTCCAGATCGTGTAGCGCCTTGAATTCTGCGAGCACATTGTCGCCGAGCGCGTGTTCCTCGCGCGGGATGCCGCTAACCGTGACCGCGGCGCAGTGCGAGGCGTAGGGGCAGAACCGGCACTCGGCGCCGCCTGCGAGTTTGCCCTCCGGCCATAACTCTTGCGGATCGGTTGCCACCATGATCGCCTCGGCCCGGTAATGGGCGGCGGCAAAGATCGACGGGTCGAACGCGACGGGGAATTCGGCGATTTCGTCAAGAAAGCTCGCGTCAACGTAACAGATCAGCGCGTAGTCGGGTTTGTAAGGCGTGTGAGCGCGCAGTAGACCCATCTGCACCTGGGTCTGGAATTTGTGCTGTGGCCGCGCGCGGTCATTCAGCTCGGCGCGTGGGTCGATCGATTTTATCTCGATGGCGATGCACGACGAGTCGCCAATGTCGGGCACGCCGAGGTCGGCGAGGCAATCGCGCTCGACGCCGACGATCACGCCGTCCGGGGTGGCTGAGAGATAGCCGTCAACGACTGTTGATTGCTGGTCGCCGCCCATGTGGAACCGGTCGCCATAGGCTTGCCGCAACGCTGGGACGACGTAGAAATCCTCGATCAGATTGCCGCGCAGCTTGGCGCCGTAGCGATCGACGTAGCCGGGATCGTGCGGCGTCTCATTCTTGGCGAACCATGTTTTCCGCAGGCAGGCGCCGATCTCGCTGGCGCCCACGGAGTTCGCTCGGTCATGGCTGAATTCGCGATTGGTCATCGCGGCGAAATTGGCAAGTGTAGCCTTGATCAACGCGCGGCGCTCCTCGGGCGGCACGATGCGGGAACGGCAGGAGCAATCCCGTAGCGCCGCGCCAGAGAGTGTCGAGCCGGGGAGCTACCCCGACCGGCTCCTGCCGCCGCCGCCATCCTAGCGCAGCACGCGGGCAGCGCGCAACGCCCGAAATCGCTGCCCGATATTATGATTTCGGGCGCCCGATATTATTTTGCCGATTGTCAGTTGACACGTTCGCGCAACGCTGCCAGGATGCGCGGGTCAAAAGGAGAGCGCGATGCTTAAGATCAAAGAAGCTGACTACCGCCAAATTAGCCGGGATTACCGCGGTATTTTGGACGGCAAGAGAACCGTTTTTGCTGGGTGTATCCTGCCCAGGGGCGGCACGAGAATGGCGGTCGAGGGCGTTGATTTCGAGATCATCCCAACACCCAAGACCGCGCCCCGCCAATGGCGACGCAGGGCCGCATGATGGCTTCTCACAAGATCAACTGCCCCGCATTGCCGGCAGAGCGTAATCCATATGAGCGGCAGGATCGGCTCGACCAAATCCGGGAGACTGAATGATGGCGCGGCGTACACGTCAAGACACTTGCCCAAAGGGGCATTTGTTGGCTGATGCTTTCTTGCACAAACGCGGCTCTTTAGAGTGCCGCACTTGTAAAAGAGACGGCACTCGCCGCAGACGCGGCATCACCCCTGACCGCTTCTATAAACGTGGCCGACCCCCGCGCGATGGCGCGCCGCCGTGATCTCGATCAGGACGCAGATTCAGCGTGCGGGCAGCACGATCCGGGACGCCCCGGAGCCGGCTCATTCCTATTGGCGCGAGGGTGCGCGGGAGGACGACCTGGAGGAGGTTGAGCAGATCGACCGCGCGATCGCGGAGCTGATTGCCGACTACAAGACGTACGCCGCCGCCAAGCACATGATCCTGTCCCGCTGCGTGATGCGGGCGAAGCGGGCCCGCGAGAAGGCGGCGAGGAAACACGGCGGAGGGTGAAGAGATGGCGACGCGCTATGAGATCAGCAAAGCGCTCGACGATGTGCAAAGTGAGTTATGGGCCATCGTGCGAAAGTACGCTCTCGACGTACCTGAGTGCGCCGTTGAGGAGATTGCGGTGTATTTCGTGACGAAGGAAGTTCCGACGCTCGACGATTGGCGCTTGAACCGTCGCTAAAGGGGGAGAATGAGATGACACCCGAGAAATGGACACCGGGCCGCGTCGCCATCCACATGGCCGGCGCGTTGCCCACGTTTCGAGCCGAACAGCGGCGCCGCGGCCTGACTGGGCGCCTGTGGTGGGTCTGGCTAAACCTAACGGCAATCCTCTTAGTCAGCGTCGCGGTGATCTCGCTAGCGGTGCATCTGCTGCGGAGGGGGGCGCTGCTGTGACCCCATGTCCATTTTGCGGCTGCGAGGAAACGCCGGTCTTCGTCTGGAAAGAGCGAAAAGATCACACCCTCGCCGAGATCGATGAGGTTAGGATGTATTGCCGTGAGTGCGATGCGGCCGGGCCCCCGGTCGAGCTTGAGAAGCGGGCCGGCGATGAGGAGGCGCGAAAGGCGGCCGAGGCAGCGCTAGCTCTTTGGGAGAAGCGAGTGTGAAGATCGATTCCGCCCCGCCGAGCGATCAGTACATCGAGGGTTTCAACGCGGCAGTAGAAGCGGTTGACGCAGCGGCCAATAGTTTTCTCGCCATCCACGCCCCCCCCCACTGTGAAGGGTTAATCGATGCCGCGTTATGTCAATGAGCCGTTTAATACACTGCCGAATGGGTTGACGCTTGTTCAAATCAACCCGGAACGCGCGGTTGATCTTAATAAGGAAAGCCAGTTTTGCGGCTGGCTGTTCTGGCATCATCCCGATGGACAGTGGGTAACGGAGCGCAAGCTCTCGACGCGCGAAATCGAAGACGCCTACGATCAATCGTCCGATATGCGCGTACTCGACGCGGCATCAGATGGTCATGTTGTTCTGCGGTCTAAAAGCGGAGTGCGCTTTGCATGATCTTGCAAGTGCCGTCAGAATCCGATCTTCCGGGGTCTTCTCCGCGCCGAGATGGCGTGAGCGCGCCTAATATCCCCTGCTAGGCGGCGCTCGACCCTTGACAAGAGCTTCGGCCGTTGTGCTCTGGAAGGCTACAGCGGCCAACTTCCTTAGATATCGCTGGCGTAGCTCAGCCCGGCAGAGCAGGGCGTTTGTAACGCTCAGGTCACAGGTTCAAATCCATGCCGTCAGCACCAATCCTTTTCAAGATCTCCGGCCGCGAATGGCTGGCGCGTCAGGTGGTGAACGAGGCCAACACCCGATACGTCGTCCTGATCAGGCTGGCGCGCAAAGGTCCGCCGTGGCCGAGCGGGAGCGAATACCGCACGGCTAAGGCGCGAGCCGAAGAACTATTGCGCCCTTCTCCGCCGCCTTCCGATTAGATCGGTAGCCGGAAACTCCTGCGGCGCGAGAAAGCCGGCGCGGATGCGCTCGGTGCTGGGCTTCGTGTCGCGCGTAGGGATGCCCCAAGCCCATAGGGCGCCCTGTACCTCTTCCAGAGATCGGCAGACCACCACCGGGCACCCCGTCGCCGTAAGCGCGCTGTGCGTCGTCCGCTGCGCCTCTGACAGCGATCCGCGAGCCGACTTAAGCTCGACCCAGTGGGCGCGACCTTCGTGGACAATCAGAATGTCGGGCACGCCGGCCCGAAGTCCCATGCCTTTCAGGATGCGCCCAC